TACTGATCCAGAATCTTTTTAATCTCTGCATCCAGATTGTCAACCGTTACTTTCTTCGCCATTGGTACCGCCTTTGCGCTCAACATAAAGCTCTATATAATCGTTATCCGTTTCGTAGGTACGATATATAGCGTAGGTAAGCCCGTTATACTCGCATTTACTCTCGCCGTTGTACTCGCCCTTAAACACAGTAAACATATACTGCGGATTAAATCCGTTACGCCCTGCATTAAAGAACTCGTTACGGCTTATGCTCTGCCTCTGGCAAAACACTTCACGCTTAGTATTTACGGCTATATCCTGCCCGTACTTGTCTTTCTCGTATGTAGTTTGGAGTAAGAATAAAGTATCATCCATTGGCCTTCTCGCTCATGATCCGATTGTTAAGCGCCCAACGTAACATACGTGGCATACCCTCGCCACTATCACGCTTGCGCCAAGTCCATGCGCTATACATGACAATGAGTTGCGCATCTTCCAAAACATCCGCATCAAGAGTTGCCGCGCCCTCGCGTACAATCATCTGGTAACTGCTCTTAATGATCTCTGTTAAGCGCTCATCATAGGCAGTAGTGCTTAGTATGCCAATATCAACTTTTAAACTCTTTAAAATGCTTGTTATCTGCGCATCCGTCATTATCTTCACGCTTTCTTTTTACTGGCCGCTTTTTTGGCTGTGCTTTTAGCCTTTGCGGTTTTTGTAGGCTCTGCAGGCTCTTCTACAGGCTTTTTATCACTTACAGGCTCTTTATCCTGCATACGCTCAATATAGCCCTTATAGATAAGCTCACTTGCACGCTCGGTACTATCGCAGGGGAAGTTATCCCCTGCGTTGTACTCTTTGAGGGTGTCGCGGTCAATAAAATACTTGATTACTCTGTACTGCATCAAGCTGTAACTGTTACTGTTACGCTTGCGCTTGCAGAACCGCTAACTGCAGTAATTGTTGCACTACCAGAAGCCACACCAGTAATAACGCCGTCTACTACTTTAGCCTTGGTTCTGTCAGAGGATGTCCATGTAACAGGTGCATCAAATGGCATTGTAACTGCCTCAACTGTTGCAGTGCCATCAACCTCAACTGTTACTGCATTTGTTGAAAGAGCGATAGCCTTAACAATGTTGGCCTCATCTGGTGCAAATGCAACGCTTGTTGCATCTGGTGTAGTATTCTCAAGGCCGATAACAATAAAGCCCTCTGCAATAACAGGCTGTCCGTCATAGCGTGCGCTACCCTTAAATACAGTGTTATCCTGCAGGAAAAATACGTGCTCAGATTCAGCGAACTTAGCACCTGCACGCTCTGCAAGCAAGTACAGATCAAAGAATCCGCCAATGATTGTGTTATCTGGTATAAAGTTAAGTACCTCGATAACGCCGCCGATAACAGGCATTGTGCCTGCAACACCTGTAACAATGTTGCCCTGCGCATCAACGCTTACTGTTTCAGCCATCAACTTTGTGTAAGTATTCTCGTTCATAACCCAAACTTTAGGGCCACGGCTGTAGTTACTCTTAGCCTTGCCAGATGCAAGCACGATCTGCTTAAAGAGTGCCGCACCTGTAAGCCCTGCGGAAATTGTGATAATGTTGGTAGTATGCAAATCTACCCAAGGCCTTGCTGTAGCAGGGTAATTTGCAGGTTCGCTTGTCTGCGCAAGTCTTGATACGATACCAAGAGGCATCTTCTGTGTGCCTGCGCTGTTGCGGCCGTAAAGAATAGCCTTATCAACTGCAAGGCCGATTGCCTGTGAAAGGGCATCCAAAAGCGCGCTTGCAAGGTCAATATCGGAATCCTCAAGAACTGCGTTGCATACCTTGAAGTATCCCGCAACCTTAAAGCAATCAACCTCTACATCGTTGAAAGCAAGTGCAAGCTCGTTAAGATTTGCGCAACACTCTGTCCAGATAGCCTCTGGAATTGTGCCCTGCACTACCTCGCGGCCCTTACCAGAGATAGCAACAACGTTGATGTGCTTGTACAGCTTTGAGTAGTTTTCAACGTTCTCCTTAATAAGGTCAATGAAACGCTCTGGGATCAAAAGCCCAACGTTTTCAACGGCACGCTTGTTAGCGATGCATGATCTTACGTTTGCAAGGAAATTCTTAACATCATCCTGTGCAAATAGGTTTGTGCGCTCTTGCGCATCCATACGGCCAAAAAATCTGTTTCTCTTAGAAATAACTGGCATTTTTGTATCCTTCCTTTCCTCGGTTTCTGTTGTAGGCTCTGCAGGCTGTGTTGTATCCTGCTCACCTTCCTGCTTAGCAAGCTCTGTTTCCATCTCGGCAATCTCGTCTGAAAGAGTTTTCTTAGCCGCCTCATGCTCTGTTTTCTCGGCATCGAACTTCTCAGCCTCTTCCTCAACGACTTTCTGCGCTTCTTCAGCGCCATCGCCCTCGGCATCAGCCGCCTCATTGATCGCCTGCTCAAGCTCAGCCTCACGCTTTGCGAACTCGGCATCTTTTGCCCTCAGTGCTTCAAGGGCTTTTTTGGCAACATCAAGCTTTTTCCTAAGTAAAAGTACCTTAAGCATTCTCGTTTTCTCCTTTCAGCTTTTTAAGCATCTTTTCTCTCCATGCCTCGCTCTTACGCTTAACAAGCTCATCACGCTCTTTAGCCCTTGCGGCTATATGCGTTTCCTCGTAGGCAGGAAATGTGCACGGCGATACCTCATAAAGCCTTACCTCTTTGATAGTCCAATGAACACTGCCATCCTCGCGGAAGTCGGTTTCCTCGTTTAGGATGTCAAAACCAAAGCTACACTGGTCTACATCGCCACGCTGTACGCGGTTATACAGGTTCATGGCATCGCTATCGTTCGGATTGATATCGATGTGCCCCCATAGACCGTGACTATCTGTGCGTAACTGCAAAGTGTTTGCCTTGGTTCTGCCCAGTACCAAAGTAGTGTCATGGTTGATAAGCGCCCTTATATCGCCAGATAATGTATTATCAAAAGCCCCCACGGCGATTGATTCGCTCATATCTGGGGCAATCTGATAAACGCTATCAAAAACGGCAAAATATCCTTCGATTGATAATTTGCCGTCCTCATCCCTTGTATTGAATTTTGTTGATGCTGTGCGCATCACATTGGTAAGTTGTCTAACATCACTCATCTGTGCCACCCCCGTTATTTAATTTCTTTTGATTGCCAATATCATCTACAGGTATGTAGTTCTCCAAGATACGCAACGTATCAAGGCCCTCGAGCTGTGTCATACCAACCCTATCGCGCACCTCATTTGGCGTAACTATGCCCTTATCGGCAAGGCCGCCAAATACCTCGTAAATGCTCTTGATATCCCAATCAAGCAGTGATAGTACGTTGAATTTTAAGTACATCTTTTCGCTTACGATCAACTTTTTTGTAAGCTCCTGCTGTATTGATATGCATATGGGCTTAATAGTGTTCTGGATAAAGTTGTTCCAAGCCTCTTTGTTATACTCGCCTACGCCAAGCAAAAAGGGCGGTACGCCAAGTATTGCCGCAACCGTCCTTTTGTTAATCTCAACTGTATCCGATATGGCCAAATCTGCCAGTGAAAGCGGTTTTACCTGCTCCACGTCAAATTGCTGTGCAGGTATAAGCCACGGCTCACCAACATTTGCGCTTTTTACATAGCTATCCAGTAGCTTTTGCCGCCCTGAAGGGTTTGAAAACTCTTCTGTTAAAGCATCGACTTTAACAATTACACTTGGTTTCCATTTGGATTCCATGAACCCTTTTTCGGTCTTTGCCGCCTGCTTAAGATTGTCGGCAAGATCCTTAAGGCATACCGTAAGGCCCTTGCCCTTCCACAAGTAGGTTTTATCTGGATTAAATACAAAGTGCAGTAGGCTATCTGGGCTACGCTCCTTGCCATCAACCATTACTTTGTAATCCCTGTACCCAATGTATTTAAAGCTCACCCTATCGGCACTTATCGGCTCTAGGTTCTGCAGGTACCCGTTATATGTGTGCGGTACCACGATGCTGTTACCCTTGCCGTACAAAAGCAGGTTCATAACAATTGCCTGCATCCATGTGGTACGTGTCATATGCATTTCTGGGTCAATATCAATCTTGCGTGATAGCTCGTTAATTATCCTTTGATCGCCCTTTTCCGTGTTGGCCATCAGATGAATTGTTAAAGAGCCTATAAGCTCAGCAATTTTGTGGCAAGCCGTCATAATCTCTGGATTATCTGCAAGGTTTGTGTACCCCGCGCAGGCAAGCGTATCGCCATCTGATAGCCATACCGCTATAGGGCTTGGCGTTGTGTTATCTCTTTTCTGTTGGATATTCCTGTTTTTGTTTTTTTTGCTCATTTATTCGCCCCACCAAGATTTTGCCGCTTTCGACTTCTCGCCGTCTGCGATTGAACGTATACAAGCAAAAACAGACGCATCGAATAAATCAATTCGCTGTGTCTGTTCAACTTTCTCGTATTGCACTGCATCATCCGTTTTCTCTACCGCCGCCACATTACTTACGCAGTATTCGTATGCGGTTGAATGCAGATAATATAACGTGCCATCCTTGGCCGCCTTTTCTATGTGCCTAAAGCCCTGTGATTTGAGATAATAATACTGCGGTTGGTCTATGATATTAAAGCCTGCACCCTTCATCAGTGGGAAATACTCTTCCCCTGCAAACTTTCTATCGTGGCCAACCTGCCTTATCTTGAACCCCATGGCCCTCATTTGCTTAAACCAGTTAACGATATCGGATACATTGACCGTTGGCGTATTGCTCATAGTAAGCCAACCATCATCCTGCCATCCGTAAAGCGGTATGTTATCTTCATCAGCTTTGTGTACCGCCATAACTACAGGGCAAAATGCGTGGGTTATGATGATATCCACGCCATTGTAGGTACCAAAGAGCGCCGCCGCCGTTAAATCGTGCAACCTTGATAAATCAGCACCGCCATACCAGTTAATGCCAAGCTTTGCAAGCTCTTGCAGGCTCCAATTGTACTTTTTATCGCTTGCCCTAAATTCCTCGATATCGAACCATGCGCGCATGGCCGCTGTATATACGTTAAGGCTACGGCTTAAAAAGTCCTTGCGCATCCTTGGATCATTTTGTGCCTGCAAGGCATCGTTCATGATCTCTTGCGGCCTTATCGTTACCCCGTAATTTGGGTTGGCCTTTTGATGCTGTATTGGGTTGGTATAATCGCAGTTGCCTTTATCATCAACATCAGCCCTGCATACAAAGCTAAAAAAGCTATCATCCTGCACAAGGCCTGCGGCAACTTTTACTGCATACTGCATATGGTCATAACCAAAGCTGTTCATGTTATCACCTGCAGTAGTAATACCTACCATGAGCTTATTGGTATAAGCTTTCATGGCCTCTTTAAACCTGTTGTACTGCGCAGGCTTTTTATAGGCCGCCAACTCATCAGCTATAGCAAAGTTACAGTTAAAGGAATCCTGTGCATCTGGATTACTCGCAAGTATCTGTATCTCTATACTGCCATCTGGTTTGCCGCCCTTTGTAAAGGTGTACTTGATGCTATGCTCAACATAGCTATCCTTGACCGTGAATTTATCAATGAGCTTATTGTACCTAAGGCTAAACAGGATAAAGTTAAAGCTTTCTAGGGCCTGTTTAAGTGCCGCCGCAACAACATAAATTCTGGATCCAGATTTGCGCTGTATGATGGCAACGGCCATGGATAGCCCTGCGATAAAGCTCGTTTTTCCGTTTTTTCTTGCGCAAAAAATCAGACATTGCTTAAAGCGCCTTTCCTCAGTGCCCTTATACCAAAACCCTAGCAGGTTATAGATAATAAATATCTGCCATGGCTGTAATTTAAAAGGCGTACCCATAAGTGGTACGCCCTCTACGCTTTCGCCTTGCCTATGTACAAACATACCCTCGATAATTGATATCGCGGCATCTGGTTGTGTGCATCGCAATTCAAGATCATCGCGCTTAAGGTCGCTTAAGAACCTGTTGCAAGCGTTGATTACATCGTCAGAAGCAATAATATCGCCCTTGATAACATCGTTAGCGTATTTAATTGCTACTTCCTTGAACTGTTTACCCCTCATGTATTAAACTCCTAGATTACTCAAGAAATTCTCTAGCCCATCGGCATCCTCTTTCGTTATGCTCTCGCCAAGGCTCTTAAGGCCCTTGGGTGTTAGTCCTAAATCGCGCCAGTATGATAATGCTGTAGCTGATAGCTCGTTTATAACTACCAGAGCGGGATTCTTAACAAGATTCTTTTCTTTTGCCCTGTTAACGTGTGCTATTACAGGATTGCCGCCGCTGGCCTTATACTGCCTTGTGGCATCATCTATAATCTCAAGGATATATGCAAGCATATCAATCGTCATATCAAAATATGGCGCATAGGTGCCTGCCTCTTGGCACATTTTTATGATTTTCTTTTTATACCCTGCCTTTTTCATGCATTACCTCTGTACCAAAAGCTATAAGTAACGCGGTTACAAGAAACAGTTTTCTTTAAGTGGGCCATCTGCTTGCCATATCTCTGGTACCCGTTCATGCCGCTTTTTTCTCTGCCATATCTTGCCAGTATCCAGTGCTTATCCTTAAGCAAGCCATATAAAAGGCTTGGTGTGGTAGTCGTAAGATTAAGTTCATAGCCTTGTGCCTCGACAATATCACCGATGGCCTTAATAAAAGCCGTGCCTATGCCTATGCCTTGATAATCTGGCAATACCACTAGCCTGTGCACCCTCTTTTTGCCCTTGCGCAGGGGAAATTGTATTATACCCGTATGGCATACAAGCCGCCCATTAAGGATACCAACATACTGTGCGGCCCCTTTGTGCAAATCAGTGTTCAGATAGTGATACTTTCTAAATACGTTCCAAATCTCGTCTTTAACTGCATTGTCAACCCTGTATATTTCAAGTTTGATTTCTGGGCGGTTGTACTTTCCCTTTGTGAGAAAAAACGCTGTTGGTCGGTGTCATATATCCAATCTGGCATTAGCCACTCGATAACATCATCATGGCAGGATACAGCAATAAACTGCTTGCCGCTCTTACGCACCGCCTTTTGGATTGCAAGGCTTGTGGTTTTGGCGCACTCCCTGTTAACTACGCTTGTGAACTCATCAAAAACAATCAAATCTTTATCATCCAGTAAGCACCTTGCCAAGTCCACGCGCATCTTTTCGCCATTGGATAATACCGCGTACGGCTTAAGCCAACTGGGCGGTGAACTAAAGCCCACCGCGGTAAATGTTTTCTCGATATCCTTGATTGATGCTTTGGCGTTCATCTGATCTATCACAGCATCATCTGTATACTCATAGCCGCAAAAGTAAGCATTTTTAAAACACTCTTTTGCAATCGTGGTTTTGCCTGTGCCAGAACCACCGACTATAAGCCCCACCTGCCAATCATCTGGAAGTTGCCACCCCCCCCACAAAATGCTCCTG